CATGTTGTAATGTAAACAATACTTCTTTTAATTGTTTAGCGAATTCTTCTTGTATTTTTTGATATTCATCGTCTTTAGGATTTTCAAATACTTCTATTTCATATAAATCAACATATTGTTCAAAAGCAGGCATGAATTCTTGTTTAAGTTTAAACAAGGTGCTGTCAACTGATTCTGGCTCTTCTTTAATTATACCAGCTAATTGTTGCATTCTTATAATGTCTTTCATTTTATTATAAATACCTGTAAAACTAATTAAGATGTAAAGTCCTTAGTAAAGAACTTACCTAATATATTATCATTATAAAATGATTCTGGATGTTCTAATACTTTATATGTGAATAAGGCTTGTGTTTCGTAGTAAGTTAGTAATTTTTTATTAGAAGCTAATTTAATTATAGTACGAGTAAACAAATCTTGTTTACCATCTTTAATTAATTGTATTATTTCTTTATTAGAGCCGTAATATGTTTCCCAATCTGATTCTTTGGTTACTATTTTAGTGGTTGGTTTACGACCAACACCAGTTAATTCGGCTACTTCTTTTTTACCTAATTTTACTTTTTTATTATGGTATAATACTTTTTTACCTATATAAGATTTATTAGTATCAGTATTTTTAACTATATAAATAAATCCAAATGTATCTTTAGGAAAATCGTTGAGGTTAGTGATGGGTTTACTATTGTAAACCCAGGTTGGTAATGTTAACATTATCTGTCTAAATTAATTAATATTGTTGTATCTGTAGTAGGTGATACAGGTAAGGGTTGGGCTAATTTACCTACTGCTAATAAGTTTTGATATTCATCATATAAACCTACTGTTGTCACGTAAGGTGAAAAATAAGAACCTGTTACATTATCTGTTAAATATTGTCCTGGGGTGTAAAATATACCTATTGAACTTGATATTGATGTACTACCTGAAGATAAACTTGGATTTTGTGAAAAATTAAATTCATTTTCTCTAATAGTACATTTGTATTGTGTTTCATGAATTTTATATGAACTAGAGAATGAACAAGTTATATTATTATTTGTTATATAATCAGAAATAGAAGCATTATCTCCTCCTTCACCACCATAAACTGTACTACCATAAGAAACAAAACCATAACCTTCTGGTGTTCCAGTAGTTATGACTGCTATTCCTTGATAATAGAATATATTTCCTATTATTTCTGAGTTGTTATCTAGTAAATTTCCTTCACCATCATCTATTATACTACCACTAATTGTAGATAAAATAAATGAATTAGGTTGGATATAATCACCATATAAACGAGATGGAATAGATATAACACCTATAATATCTCCTGATCCTGTAGGAAAATATTTAGGAAAAGTTAATGTAGTTTGTAGATAATTAAAATATCTACCATCTGAAGGTGTAGTACCTACTAAAACATCTCCTGCTGTATTTGAACCAGGAAATATACTACCTGTATTAACTGAGTCTCCGTAACTTGAACTTAAGTAGTTTGAATAATATAATTGTTGAATAGAATCATATATTAAACGTTGGTACTGAGTTGATACTTGACCTGTTGTAGGATCTGTAGATGGGTTAAATGAACTAGTTAAATTAGTACCTAAAAATCTATCTATACCTACATCAGAGGCAGTCAAAGCGGATGCTCCCTCGAAGCTGAATGCTTTATTCACTTCGAAGGGAGTAACTACGATATCAGATGCTAAAAATTGTTTGTAAGCGCCCATTCATTAGAAATCTAATTTTACTCTAATAAGAGCTTCTTTTGTAAAGTCTTTTAATAATGGTCTAGATAATTTTGCTACTGCTAATAATTCACTAGTGTCATTATATAAACCGATAGTTGTGATATAAGTTTGTGGATTATTAATAAATGAAGAGTAAATAACTTCACCTGTTGAACCTGAAATATATGATGGATTTTCTGAATAATTAAATTCTGAGTTTCTTGCTCTTACAAATATATAATCTGAAGAAATAGTTTCTTGAGAATTTATAGTAAATGTAGCAGCTGTTGAACCACTTATGGCTCTATATAATCTACCATTATTATCTCCGTCAGCATTACTTGATTGAGAAACAACTAAACCAACACCACCTCCTGCTAATGTTGTACCTAAAGCTAATGGATTTAATAAAATAGTTCCAATATCTGGCAATAGCCAGCCATATGAACCTGAGTTTAAACTAAATCCACTTGAATTTACAAAGTTAGTTGCGGATGTTATTGTACCTGCTGAACCTGAAATTAATTGGAATACTCTACCTGCTTCTGTAAATGTTTGAGATGTAACATAGTTACTATTATCTGTTAAAGATATAACACCTAAACTACCTGATAATTCTAATGTTAAAGATCCAGGAAATAAAGATTCTTTATATCTTGTTCTATCAAATGATATAGCCCAAAATTGAGTAGCTTGGATACTACCAAAAGTAAAATCAGTATTTTCATCACCTAATACTAAGTTTTGGTATTGACCATAAATAGTAGAAGTTGGTGATAATCCAGCTACTGCTGAATTAAATAAAGCACTTCCACTTCCTGATGAATTACCATAAGCTATAGCAAATTGTATAGCAGCATTAGCATCTGTAGATGCAGTTTGGAAAACGTTTAAATAATAATCTCCACTTGAACCAGCTTCTTGAACTGATGAAGTAAAAAATGTTGATAATGTTGGTGTTCCTCCAGACCATAACGTTGCTGTTATAGAATCAGAACTTACTACAAAATCTTCAGGGGTTAATCTATTAAAAGACATATGTTATATATTAAGATACTTTTGTTACTGTGATTGGAATACTTACTCTTGCTCCACTATCTCTACCTACTACTGTTAATGTAGCATATAAAGCTGTATTTGAACCGAATAATGTGTTTACTGTTGTTGCTCTAATATTGATTGTAGTTCCTACTACTGTTTTAGATACTGATGTGCCTAATGTTGAAGTAGAGTTTAAAGCTTGAACTTGTGGTGTATTAATACCAACTCCTTCAAATGTACTCATTAAACGAACATCAGAAATTGTTGCTGTGTATCCAGCTGTTTCATAAGTATTTCCACCTAAGTAGTTTAATGTTTGAGGTGTAATTGCTAATGAAGCACCTTGTTTAATTACAATTGCGTTATACCCTAAATCTAAGATAGGTAATTTAGCTGTACCACGAGGTAGAGTTACTAACTTATATTTCATAGTTTGAGTCGATTGAGGAAATGCTTCTAATAAAGGCATGTTCTCAATTGCTTGACCGTAGTAAGCAGAACCTGATGGATTAGTTGGATTATATAAAGTATAATCAATTTCATCATCAGCTAAAGCAAATTGTGTAATTCTAAACGTTCCGTCGTTTTGAGCCATTAATTGACGTCCTGTGTCTGTTAATATAGCGTCAACTGTTACTATAGTATTATTTAAATATCCCATTGGTTATTATTGTTTATATATAAATATTATTAAATTTTATTTTTTATACTGAACCAGCATTTTTACCGTATTTCTTAGTTATATAATTTATATTATTTTTTATAAGTGGTTTAACTGGGTCTAATAATATATACCCCGCTGTAACATCATCATATCGATTAGATATTAAGCCTATATTAGTTATTAAATTAGGTGCTTGTTGTCCTTGCCATATTAATACTCCATAACCAGATCCTGTTACTACTGTTGTGCCTCTACCTCCAATACTTCCTATAGGAGCAGTTGTATTTAATTGAGTTAATAAATCTGATGTGTTAGTTTTTAATATTAAATTATAATGACCAGAAACTGTACTAGATGCTGTGACATAAGTTACTGTAGATATTTCAACTGGGGTCCCTAATTGGCCTAAATCTTTACCATCTGCTATGTTTCCTAAATTATCATAAAAACTTACAAACCATCTATTTCCTTCATTTATAGAAGATGATACTGTTGGTCCCATAATGTTACCATAAGTTAATGAACCTGTTTGTTGAATATTAGTAATATCACTGATCGCTGTTTTAGGAAATCCTAATACTTTTGGGTTAACCCCACCTGGGCTAAATTGAAAATCAACAAAAGGAACATTAAATGTTGGATCATTAGTTGAACCAGATCCATAAAAATAAATTAGACCAGGTACATTATAATATACAACCATACTATCAGAATATGATGATGAATATGAAGATGGAATAAAATAAGAAGACTCATTTACTCCTACACCATTTAATGTTACTTCTAATTGAGTAGGTAATAAATTAGCATTAATATATTGTTGTTGGTATATAGATATACCTGCAGGTAAATTTCTTTGAATTAAATTATTATATGAAGGATCAACATAATCTATAGTGTTAACACTATCAACAGTTTCTCCTATTAAATAAACATTATCTAAAGTAATAGTACCTCCATTTCCTAAAACTGGGTATCCACCAACAGCCTTTGAATATTCATATATACAACTGTCAGAAAGGCGAATTATTGGACTTTTACCATATGAAATGTCACCTGGCCATGAACCTGAAAATCCATATATTGAAGTATCATATACTAAATTTGATCCATCTTGTAAAATATCTACCCCTACAAAAGGATTTGCTGGGTCTAAATATGAACCTGTAAATATAGTAATATTATTATATAAAGATCCTATGAAAGATGAAGTAAAGTTTAATGTTGTTCCAACTGCAGTTGCTTTTAATAAATTTAAACTTGTAGCAGTTGAACCTGATAGAGCACCATTAATTTTAGCCGATGCTAATGTTGCAGTTGATGATGTTGATGATTGTGTTGGAAAATAATATATAGGAGGTGCATCTGTTGGTACATCTAAAGAAGATCCAGAAGCAATAAAGGAATATTGATTGGCTCCAAAATTAATTTGTATAGTATCTGAAGGTATACCATCACCTAAAGCTCCATTTAATACAAATGATCCTACAGCAAATGAACCTGTTGTTGAACCTGTATATTCAGTAGCTGGGGTATAAGTATTAATATCTATTCCGTTTAGTTGATGTCCAACATAACGTCCTCCTATATGAGAAGCATAAGTATAATTTGATTGTTGTACAGTAGCACGAGTTGCGGTACCCGCTATAATTTGGGCAAAATTCACTGCTTGTATAGCATTAGAAGCATAATCTACATCCATATAAAATGGATTAACTCGAGGTTCTAAAACATCTCCTGCTAATACATTATAATCACTTACTAAAAAATCTTCATCAACATATGGTTGAAAAACTACTAAATCTGATATTCCTGCTACAGGATTAGTTGATTGAGTGACATAAAAACTTCCAGTAAATGAAATACTTGCTGTTGATGTATTAGTTACACTTATATAAAATTGTTCTCCATCTTGAGCTATTCCACTATATGAAGCAGATAAAGATTGTCTATATGGAGAACCTCCTAACGCTTTAGAAGTTGATGCTACAATTCCATTTATATTTGAATTTATAAAGATAACAACATTACCTGTTGCTGATCCAGTAACAGAAGCTGAAGTAATTAATTGTATAGGAATATTAGTTAGATTTCCTAAAGTATAATAACCAGTAGTTGGATTAAAGTATCCTAAATTATCATACGCTTCAGTATAATTAGTTATAGTATTATCATCTACTCCACCACCAATAGTAGTTAGTTTTGAACCTGATGCTCGATAATTTAATACTTGGTTGTCAGTTGATGATGTTACATTAGTTGTTGCTACTCCAAATAAGAAATAATCGTCATATTTTGAAATTGAAGTAATAGGATATTCTATAATATTAGTATCACTATAGTCAATTCTGATGCTATTTAGTTCTTGTAAAGATAAAGTGTTATCATTACCTTGATCGTCTATACGAGCAATTTTGATAAATTTAACACCTTGTGAGAAAACGGGAGTATATGCCATATGTTATTCAGCTGCGTATAAAGTAGAACCGGTATCATAAAATAAATATATTTGACCTTGTCCTGGTATTGTTGTATTTAGTAAAAATGTTCCTGCTGATACTGTATTTGATGTGTAAAGAGTAGGTGTATAATTAGTAGGTGTTGTTGGGTAAGTTAAGAATGTATTATTGCCATTTAAATCACCGTCTGTTACTACTATAGTTGTTCCTTCTAATTCACCATTATAGTCAAATTCATTAGGTATTAAAACTGTATTAGCTCCAAATGGTGTTTCCACTAATTGGTAATAAGAAGGATCTAAATATATTTTTAAATTAGTTATAACAATAGGATCAGGTGATTGTGAACTACTTTGAGCAAATGTTAAATAACCACTTGTTAAATTAAATGTTTGATTTAAAGTAAAATAAAGTGGTGAACTAATCGCTGTTTTATTATAAATTAATTCATTAGAACCAGTTTCATTACTGTTATATAAATTTAAATTATTATCAGTTATAGGGTCACCTCCACTAATATACACATCAGCTGTTACATTATAAACTCCACTACTGCCTAAATTCACTGTAAATGTTTCAGTAGCAGTATTAACTAATGAAAATGAACTAGTTGAATAAATTAATTTAATAGTGTCAGTAATTACTCCACCGTCACCTCCAGTCATTGTTTCTATAGGAAATGACTCATAATCAGATGAAGCCTGAAATATTCTCATTCCATCAGATTGTGAAGGGATTTGTTTTATTGATGCTGTGTAATAATATTGTGATTGAGTTACTTGAGGTAATGGATATTTGTTACGTTCTAAAACATGTTGTTTTACAACAACTCCTGCTGCTAAACTTGTTCTAGCAGGAACCCAATCTTGTAACATTTTAAATAATGAATTATCAAAAAACTTAATAAGTCTTATATAATCCCATTCATCATAATTACTAGTATATTTTTCAAAATAAGCGTCTCTTAATTTATCTAAAGGAGGATATGATTCTTCTCTAGTAGGTATTAATCTTGGATCACCAATATATTCACCAATATTAAAATAACCTAATTGATCGTAAATATCAACATTAATTTCATCTTGAGGTGAAAATGCTACTTCAACATAATCAATATCTCTAGTATAACTCTGTGATACTGGAGGGTTTTGTTGTATTGAAATATAAGGAGATAAAGTATTACCTGGTGGTAAAATCATATCTACTGTTTTAATTTTATCAGTAATAGGATTTTGAATACCTACTGCTGGTTGATCATAATAAGCATATTCTGTATTAGATACAAATAATGGAGTTAAACTAGAAGTCCAACGACTATTACCTCCTGGGAATGAAGATGTAGTTACCCAAGAACCTGATATTTTAGGATGTATTGATAAAGAAGAAGTATATAATTCTCCACCTAAAGAAGCTCTAAATGCTAATTGATTAGGTGTGTTTTCTGATTCAATAGATTGAGGATTCATAACATAATCTTCAAATCTATCTTTAGATACTGCATTAGTATAATATCTTATTTCTTGTAATGAACCTGTAAATGATTTATATAAATTACCATTAATACTTCCACTACTATAAAAACTACTAATTTTTCCTAAATCATGCCATATTTCATCTGTATAAATTATTGAAGATGATGCTATAAAACCAATAGTATTACCCTCAAATCCTTGATATATTTTATTAGCGGCGTATAAATTAAATATATTACTACTACTACTATCTCTAGTGACCATAACTGACCACCATCCACCATCAAAGAAAGGTAAATAAATACTAGCAGTTGATGTTGGAGCTGTTGAATTAGGATAAAAAGTTAAAGTAGCATATTGATTATAAGGATTAGGTATTGAACCACTATATGATCCTGAATTATATCCTGATCCTGTATAAGTTAATGTTAAAGCTACTAATTCTGGGTCTACATTATTTAATTGCCATAAACTTTGAGAATATGGAATATTAGAGGTAGGTAAACCTTGAGTTTGAAATCTAAATTGTAGGGTTGATGGTGTTTCATTTAATCCACTTGTATCCCATGTTGTATTTAAACTCCAAGGAGTAGTTATTACTCCTGATCCAGTAATTAAATTGTAATTGTAAATTTGTTTAAAATAATCCCATGTGTTAGGATTTTTATCTTTACCACCATATTCACTTATACTTAATATAGTTTCAGGAATACCGTAAGTAGTAATTAATGCTCTTAAACCTTCATATGAACCTTTTTTCTTTAATAAGAATGGTAAATTGTGGTAAATACGCTTGTAAGTTTCTTTATTAATATCATCTGTACCTACTAGAGACGCTGTGTTAGAGGCGGTTACTATAAGGTTAATGTACTCTAAACCAGTTGGAGTAGGTAATGTACTTGTAATATTAGGTATATTATATAAACTTCCTGAGTCTGTTAGACCTAAGAAAGCAGTATATAAATTGTCTACTGAAAAATTGTTTTGATAAATTTTAACACCTAAATCTCTTAATATTTGTGCTACTAAGTCTTTAGATACTCCATAATTTAATCTATTATCAGCGTTATATTTGTTAGTAACATCTTTAATATAAACCCAAATATCATCAAAGTATTGACCTATCATCTCAACAAATAATTCATATTGAGCATTTGATGGATCATCTCTTAAATATTCAGGAATACTTAATATTAAATTATTATTGTTTTCTGAATCATAAGATATCGCACTAGCTAATTGGGTGTTTAACCAAGCTTGTGATGCTGAAGCGTTTGTAGATAAGTTATTGTAAGGAGGAGTACTATTAGATTTAGGCCATGAATTACTTCCTGAATCAAAATATAAGAAATATTCATAACCATCAAAATTAGTTATAATATCATTTATTTTAGCTTGCCAAATTGTTTGGCTACCTGATGTATATTGATTTGTATTACCTTGAGTATAACTACTACTAACACTATATTGCTCAATTAAAGCTAATTTATAATAAAAATTTTCTAAACGAGTTTCAGCTGAAGAAAAATTACAAAAATTATTAAAATTATTATAATCAATATTAATTTCAATTCCTTTTTCAGCAAGTAAACTATTTAATTGATATTTTAAACTTGATGAGTTATTAACAGATGTTGTAGCTTTTAATGAATTATAATTAGTATAATCTGTTGAATTATTAATTTGATCATTAATACTTAAATTAGTATTAGGACCTTGTAATTGAATAAATTCAGTAATAGGGTCAAATACTTCTGTTAATTCAATATTATAAGCTAATGAATTAGCTATTTGTTCTACAACCCAACATTCTGATTTTAAATCAAAATTTAAAGGAAGTGGATCATATAATTTAATTAAAACTGTAGGATCCTCTGTAATACTATTATCTAATAAAATGTTATTAGCAATAATAAGTTGGTTTGATCCAAAATCTAAATAAAAATCTTTATAAGCACCTACTGATTGACTAATTTGAATTTGTAATTCTAAAGAAGAAGATACAACATTAATATTAGGTATTTGGGTAGTGTTTAATCTAATTTCAGTTCTATCTGAACTAATTTGGTTAATATAGTATCTATTATTACTATTAGAAGATAATAATGGGTTTAAAAAATTATAAACTGTATTATATTGTCCTTCTATATAACCTTGAGATTCTAAGTTAACTTGAGGATCAATATATAAATTATTATCTAATAATGAGTATCCTCTAAATGAACCATCTTCATCACTATATAAAATATTTCCATTTAGATCATAAATAAAATATTCAACATAATTTGAAGCCGGGTTAAATGAGTTATTAATTTCAAAATTAGATATTAATGAAGTATCATCAAATGAGTATGTTTGTAACTCAAATGTTTGAGGATCAATGTTTTGTATATTAACTATTTTACTCATTATAAAGTTGTATTAGCTATAGACGCTGTGTCGACTATTAATAATTGTTGTTGTAAATCTAAATTTTCTTGTCTTAATGATGTTACTTCTTCAATTAACGCTTGGATTGTATCATCATTATTAAAATCACCAGCGTATTCTTGACTGGTTTTGATAAGATATTCATGAGAATTTATGTTTCCAAACTTAGGTATTTCAAAAAATAAAGTTTGATAACTAGTAAAAAATTCAGCTACAGCAATTGCTGGATTTACTACTGAACTAGTAGCAGCTGGTTGAACTAATTGAGTAAATGAAGTATCAATAACTTTTTCATATTGACGTTTTTCAAAAACTAATTTATTTAAATTTACTTGTTCCATTATCCGTTAACTACTTTAAAATAATAATCATCATTAAATATAAATGTTGAACCACTAAAAATAGTTTTAATTAATATTTGATAATTTCTTTCTGGTTCTAAACCATTCATATACATTTTAAAATAACTACCTGAGGCGTCTGTGCTTAATTTTGTATAGTTTTGATCAAATCCTATAATTACTTCATTAGTAGATAAATCTTTTAATGACCAATATGATTCTTGAGGTAAATAATAATTTTGCACATAAAGTGAAGCTGTTTGAAATACTCTAGGTGGATAGGTTGGTCGACAATTTACTCTAAATTTATTTATACTTCCAGAGTAAAATACTCCTGGATTTTCACCTATGACAACTGTCATTTGATCTGTGTTTATAGTACTTATAGTAGATGAAGTAATAAATGTAGTATCATTCCATCTAAATTCTAATTGAGGAGGATAAATAGTATTTGTATCAATAGAGAAAAATTTAAGTTCAACTTGAACATCTAAACTATCTACAAATTCGTCATTATTAGCTTGTTTAACTATAAATCCATTATTAGCAATACTTCCTGTATACCATTGTGATACTATATTTTTAACATCTACTTCTAAGTCTAATGGATTTGAGTATTCATATAATTGTGATGCTGACGGGTTAATATACCAAACACCACCACCTGCAGTTGCGGTACCATACGAACCAGTTGAACCAGAAGCAAAAGTTGATACCCAAGGTGTTGAACCTGAATAATCAGCCCAAACCCAAGATGCTCCATTTGTAGTGATAGGTTGGTCTAAATATTTTCCTGTTCCATTATTCCAACTTTGAGATAAGGGATAAATATAAACAGTAGTAGCTTCACTTAAACCGGTAATAGTAGCAGCATAACAACGTAAATAAGAAGTCCATGATGAACCTGATATTTTATTATTTATAATATCTCTTATTTCATTTGTATCAAATTGGATTAAAAATCTACTAGCCTGAGGGTTAGGGTCATAAGCGCCAAAAGCTGTTGTTGTTGCTTCTATAATCTCATCAATACCTGTATTCATGTTAGGGTATTGAGAATACAAAGTTGTATCTTGAGAAGGAAATATTTTATATACTGCCATTATTTAATTATTATAAAGGTACTACTTTACCTTGAATGTCTGTGTCTAAGTATTTTACTTCAAATATAGATGGATCTAAACTAGGATATATTACACCATTCATTGTTGCCCCATTAATATCATAAGCATAAGGTGAATATCCAAGGTTAACTCCGACTTTATTTACTATTTCTATATTTTTAATAGTTTGAACTCCTTCAATTCTATCTAATACTATATATAAATTACGTAATATGATAGGTTCATTAATTTGCCAATCACTAATTTTAAAATAATCTTGTAATGCTAATATACAAGCTGTTAATACTTGATTATTGTTGTAATTAGGTAAAATTATAATTTCAAAATTTACTCCAATATTAATAATAAATCCATCTTTAATATTGATAGAATCATTAACCATTCTGTATTGTGATAAATAAGTAATTATATTTTGTTTCAAAGCAGGAGATGCTGTTGTTAAATATCCATTAGCATCATTACTTAAAATATATAAATCTAATACTGAATTTGATTCACCAGCTGATATTGTTTGTGCTTTAGTAGGCTCAATATATGCTTTAGCTACAGTACCGTATTTAGAAGGCATAGCTAATGTTCTAACTAAATAATCATCTTGAGTAACAGTACGTTGTTGTGAAGCAAAATTAGCTGATGAATTTTGTCTAATTTCTTCTGTTGTATCTCCATCTCCTCCTCCACTAGCTGCTATTGGGTTAGTTATAGCTAAAGAAGCAAATACTGTATTAGCTGTATTGGCATTTAAATTACTATTTAAAAATTTAGTAGTTGAAGTTAACTGGGTTAGATCGTTAGATGGCACATTCGCTGAAACACCTCCTCCAGTTAAGTATCTGAAGGTTAATGTGGTATTAGACGGAGATATACCATACGTACGAGTAAAGGTAAAGTTATTAGGTGAGTAAGCAACTGTTAATCTATCTTTTTCAAATGGTAAACCTAAACCAACATTATCAGGATTAGGAATAATTTCTTCATCTTTATCTGTTGCTGTACCAGCGCCAAACTGAATAGCCATTGATCCTGAATCTAAGAAACGAGTAACAAATCTTCTTTGTACTTGTTCTAGTTGTAATAAGTAAGGTGTATCTCCACTATATTGTGATAAATTAGGATCATTAGTATTAATATTTCTAATTGATTTATAGACTGTATCTTGAGCTAAATAATCAACTTCATACCATTCGTTACTATCAGAATCAGTACAATCTAATATACCAATAATATTTGAATCATTTAATTCAACTGTTGCAAATTGAACAGGTTCATTAAATGTGTAAGTTTTACTATTAATAGTAGCTGAGATTGCTTTACGGGTTTTCTTTAATAAGAAATAATTAGGATTACCTGACGATACTTGATAAATAGTTACTTCAGTTGGGTCACTTGAACTTGAAACTGAAAAATCAACTGGATCTTCAACTAAAAATGATATTGATGGATTTGTTGATGATGCTATTTGGGCGTTAGGCTCAATATATAAAGCATAATTAAAATCAGGCACATAAGATGCTCCTGATAGTTTAGAAGGTACTTGTTGGTAAAAATCAACATCTACTAATGCTACACCAGTTACATTTGGTTTATAACCAAACATATATGCTAATTCATATAAGTTATTTGTTTGACGAGCATATTGTAAATATGTCTCTTGGAATTGGTTATCTAAATAAAATGACAAAACGTCACCTACATAAGCTGCCATTTCCATAAACATCATACCTGGTGATGCTGGAGTAAAATCGTTATACGTAGTTGGAAAATACGTTTTAGCGTAGTTTACTAAACTAGATCTTAACTCTGTAAAATCTTTATTTAAGTACTTTATATCTTTAATTGTTGCCATTAATTGAATGCTATATCTAATTGATCACTTATATTAGTGTCTGCTATTGTATATTTTAATGTTATTACTATTTGATTAGTATCTGTATATTCTACTACATCTAATGACGCTACTATAACATTAGGAAAATATAAATTTATTTGAGTTTGAATATCTTCTTTTAAAAAATCTGTTGTATTTGAGTTTATTTGTTCAAATAAATATTTTCTTAAATTACCACCAAAATTAGGATTTAAATAACGTTCAGTATCATTAGTTAAAAAATAATTAATTAAATTATTCTTAATAGCATCTTTAGTTAAGTAAGTGGACTGAAATACTCCAGGATTATTAAAGTTTAAACTAACACCAACAGCAGTGCCGGGTTTAGTATCAATAGGAAATATTTTTTGTGCACCAAATGCCATTATTATTTATTTAATAAGCCCATAATTTGATCTAATCCAACGTTACCATCAGGTAAAGATCCATTAATTGCATCTCCACCTCTAGGTACAAATGTATTAGCTGTAAGAGCTTCTGTTGTCATTGTTCTACCAGATGCCATATCACCTAAAATATTAGCCATAACTGTTTTTCTAGCATTTGGATCTAATGGTTGACGATTAACTGGTTGTACAGATTCTGTAACAGTTCCATAACCACCTTGGCCTACTGAGGCTTTAGGTGATTTAACCGCTTCTAAAAGTATTTCTTTCATTTCTTCAACGAATACTTCACGAACGGCTTCTTTAATGATTTTTTTAAATTCTTCTGATTTCATCGTGTTATAAATATTAAGTTAATAAGCTTCTAAATTATCTCTATCAATTATTAGTTTTAATTCATTAATTAATGTTTGATCATCAGTTGTAAATGATAATTCGGTTTGAATTAATGTAATACCGTCTTGATTTTGACCTAATGCTCGTCTACGATTTACTGTAGGAGTATATGGTACTAATTCAATTATAATGTTAAAGCCTTTATAAGTTGTTTCATTTTGTGTTTGTGTTGTTTTTGCTTGTAATTCTGCTATATCTTGTATTTCTTTAGATATTGGAATAAGTTCGTTTGATATAAATCTATTATCTGAGTTAGGAACTGGTGTTATGCATTCTTTTAAAAACGCGTCAATTGAATTTAATAATATTACTGCTATTAATATAAAACCACTGATAATAGACGCGACTAAAGCAGCGCCTCCAATAATTGATGTTAATTTTTGTAATCTAGAATTACCGGTAGTTGGATCTATAAGAACTGATGTTTTAGCATTAGTTAAAGTAGTTAAAAGACCAGGTAAAGCAGGTGCTAATACGGGGAACGCAGCCGCCGCAAGTTTAGCGGCGATTTTAGCTAAATCAATAGCTTTTATAGCTCCTTGTAATAAACTTAAAAATGTAGCTACACCGGTTAATGATATAGTGATAATATTTAAAGTTCTACCAATTTTATTTAATTGAGTAACTATTAAATTTCGTTGTTGAATTATTTTATCTATAGTAGCTTTATCAGGACATGCGTTAGCATCTAAAAACTTTTTTATATAAGTAGCTATTAAATTTTTTAATGGTGGAATTATTAATTTTTTAACTTGATTACCTATTACTAATAATAATAATGGTAATTTAGCGACACCCATTGCTTTTAAATCAGCAGGGGTAGCATTTTCTATTTGTTTAGCATCAATAGTTTCAGCATCTTGTTGGGCTAATACAAATTGATCATCAGCAGCTTGTTGTAATCTTTCTTGTTCTTGTTCCTCAGGAGTAATAGCGGCCATTATACAGTTTTAACAGTGTTAGATTTTAATTTTTCAAGATTACCTTGAATTACTTTTAATTGAGTTAATAACTGGTTTGCTGATAAATTTAAAGGAACAATTGGTGTTCCTGGAGCTGTAGCAACTACTGTTGAACAAACTTGTAAAAATGCGCTTAAATTATCAATTAAATTATTTAAAGTAGAAATTGTACTATTACCTAATAAAACAGGTTGAACTGCGTTTTTAGAACCTAATAATACTTCACCAGACTGAATTATAGTTGTAGGAGTATCAATATTAACTGATTCTACAGCATTTAGATTTACTGATTTGATAGAACTTAAAAGTAAATGATCTTGATTTGTGTTCAATACTATACGACCGGAATTATATATTAATTGAGGTCCATTAAATTTATTTATATCTTGAGGTGGATTACTAGGGTAACTAAAATAACTAATACTAGATGCGTTTAATGGTACAGTTTGTGTACTAGTTAAATAAATAGAAGTTAAATCTGTGTTGATATCCTCTACAGTTGGTAACCAACCTCTTGGATCTACATTTAATGGTTGTCCATTTCTAATAATAGTAATAGGATCACCATTTGAACCAGTTATTGACCAATTATTAGGTCTGTCTTTTACAGTACTTCCAAAACGAATACTATTACCCCATCTTCCTTCTTGTATAATATCACCTTCAAAAGGTAATAATGGATGAATATTAGAACGTTCTTTAAATGTATTTCCTAAAAATATCTCAGTAGATTGATCGGTCACACGTCTAACACTACCTATTTGAGATTGATTATAATCTTTTTGTTGTGATGGAGGAGGTATATTAGCATTAACTGGAAATCCATTATGATGAGGATGATTCCAGATGCCTACAGTATT